ACGGCGTCACCAGTGCTAGGAGCCGCACTCTGTTTGATGCTGCCACCACTTGCAGTTACCCAATTGTCTTTGTTACTCCAAGCGGTGCTTACAGTACCATTCCAATAATGTGCCATATCTTATCCCTCATTGTGATGAGAGAGAGCCGGATAGTTCCCCGCTTGTAGTACCGCTTACTTTAGACGCAGTACCCTTCACGTAAAACGCAGTTCCGCCTCTCTCTTCTATGGCTGCCATTGCAGCCTCCGCTTGCTTCTCAAACGACGCTAACTGTTTATTGAATCTGATATCTGATGTACCCTTGTCCTTCTCAGGAACAACGGCTGGTATTGTGTCTATGAGGACACGTAGGCAGTCCACGCATACCATGAACTTGATTGCCGACTCTTTCAAAACGTCAGTGGGAGCGTTGGTCGTTACACCCACATAAGTTGCGGCACGCGCTTTCTTATTCACTTCCGCCGTGCGGATAGTAATGTATTCGGTAATGGTCGCGTTGTTTAATCCACGAGGTCTGTTCAGTAAATCGCGGATGTTATCACTTGTTACCGCCATTTCCAAACCTCTCTTCGTAATCCGATGGTACGTCTATGACTACCATTTTAGCAGAAGGTTTCGCAACGCGGCCTACAATGACAACTCTCTTGGTCGCAAGAATCTTATCTGTCATCTCGCTTGCTGGAAGCCAGTATAGAGCCTTCCTTGGAGCAGTCAGTAGGGATAGAGGGTGGTCTGCATATCTCTTGCCCGCATTGCGGTGTATTCTCACCATGTAGCCCATTCCGGGTAGCCAGTGCTTCAACCTGTGTTCCATGTCAGAAGCCTCACCGGACTCAGGGAGAGGTATTCCCTTCTCCTTGAGTTCGGCAGACATCTTCGCTTTAGATGGCGCTTTTGGTTTAGGCTTAGGAGCAGCCTTCTTAGGGGCTGCCTTTGGCTTAGGTGCTGCTTTCTTAGCAGGTGCTTTCTTCTTAGTTGCCTTTTCCGGCATCTAATCACCAATCAGGAGCGTACTCCGGTCAACTTGACTATCCTGTGGTTCTTGTTAGCGGAAGCGCCGTCCTGATGCTCGTGAACAACGCTGCCCATGTAGCCAGTTAGGAGCCAGTCGAAACCGACACCGGGTAGTCTTGTCAACTCAGTCTCTTGGAATCCAGCACCGTTGTAGGTGAAGAACTCAGCAGTCTCAGCACCGGGAACCATGAGTAGGGCGTCGTTGCCAAGAGCAGACGAGGAACCGAAGTCACGGGTGTAGTAGATGCTTAGGTTTGCTATTCTCTTCAAGTGGTCGCCAAGGGACTCGACAACGTTTCCGTATAGAGTCGTGTTGAGGATGGCGCTTCTCTTGTCAGCAGGAAGGACTAGAGCGAGTGGCTCGTTGCCCGACACCTTTGCGTTAGCGAAGATGTCGTCCATAGCACCGAGGATGTCTCCCTCTTCATCAGCGGAACCGCTTCCGAACACAGCCGTAGCAGCCACAGAGTTGTCTGCACCGCCAGCGAGCGTAGTTAGGATGTGGTTGTCTATTACATCAGCGCGAGCGCGGACGATAGCCAACTGCTGCCTGTCGATGTTCTCAAAGGACTCGCCTCGTAGCCTTACAGCGTCGAGGAAAGTGCATCGGCCCTGTCCCTTTTCCAACTTGGTGCTGTAGTTAGCCGTGCCAAGGTGGGTTGGGTCAGTGATGGCGATGTCATCGAGTGGGTAGGAGAAAGTTCCTACAACACCCGTGTACCATGTGAACGATAGCCAAGGAACGCTTCGGACACCAACGAGGTCGGTGGCGATAGCGATTGTGTTTGACTGTAGTTGGATGAAATCTCTCAAGGTCTGCTCAAGGACTGCATCGCCGGGAGCGAATGGTCCTGCTGCTGCTTCTACGTTTAGTATCTGTTCTAGTGTCTGATTCATACTTTTCATCTCCTTAAATTATCCTTAACCTATTCAGGCTATTGCTGCCCCCGCAGTCATTACAGGGATAAGAGTTCCAGCGGCTACAGATGCAGCGCCTTCACCGACGTAAAGGCCAAGTTTCTTGGATGAGTGGTCGTCGCTGTCTATAACTTGACCGGAAGCACCGACGTAAACAGTTAGTCCTGTTGTGTAGGTCTGTGAAGCCTCGGACTGAACCATGAGGACTCCGCCGAGTGGGTAGTAAGCGACTGTAGCACCGGATGTCTCAAGTGCTTGGTCTTCGCCTCTTGACGACTCTCCTGCGGAGACTCCGATTGCGATTTCTCCGTCAGCACATAGGTCAAGCGTGTTGTTTGTGCTATCATTCACGAGTAGTAGTCCTTTGCCACTGACAGTCGTGCTTGCTTTCAGTGTTGCGTTTCGTGGGTCTGCTCCTTCTCCGTACATTTCAAATCATCTCCTTCATTGCATCATAGGATGGCGCACTCATTCTGTTGCGCTCATCTGCTGCAAGTGTCTTGTTCCAAGCGGATGCCCAAGCATTCCAAGCCTTGGAGTAAATTCTCTCGTCGTTGCTGACGAGTTTACCGTTGAGGTAGTTGGAAACCATTGGCCTCTCTTCCTCGCCGGGCATAGAAGCCTCGACTGGCTTCTCGACCGACTCTACTGGGGTCATCTCGACTGGGGTTGGCTCCGGGTGGGAGGCTTCCCATGACGCGATGAGCGTTTCAAGGGTTGGGGTCGATAGGTCATCGTGACCTGACATTCCGAGTTCTGAAGCCTTCTCAACGAGGACCATTCTCTCGGCCTCGACACGAGCGGCTGCTTCTGCCTCGTATTCTGCAATTCGGCTGTTAGCGAGGACGATTTCGGCTTGTAGTGCTTCCATTGCCTCGGTGTTTTCAATTATTGTTTCTTCGGTCATAGCAATCACCATTGGGTTAATATTCTCAGCAGGAGTTGAATGACTTATAATATTTTGCTCGGATTCGGATGAAATCACTGGTGCTTTCTCCAATTCTTTCTTTTCCACTGTCTCAACATTGGCTCTATCGTATGCCGGCCTCCTGACAAGAGCGAGATGGTCGAAAGTGAAGTCTTCGCCAAAGACGAGGCCATCCTCGTCAGCCGATACGGGAATACCCGAACCGCCTATAGAGACTCCATAGCCCTCTTGCTTCCAAAGGCCGTCCTCCATAGAGGCGAACAGTTCTTCGCGTGTAACGTGTGCGACGTATCTTACATCATAACCAGCGTTGGTTGTCAGGAAGGTTGCGCTGACGATGTAGCCGACGTTTGATTCTTCAAGACCTTCCATGTTGCGCGTGAAACCCGCACCATGCTCGTTAGCCTTGGGGTGCATGAGAGTTAAATCTGCTCCCTGCATTTGGTCAACCACTGACTTTGCGCCAGCAGGTGTGAGCGACCACTTGTTCTTGTTCATACCCTCGTGGAAAGCAATTCCGCGTATCTCGTACACGGTTTCTCCTGTCTCGGCCATGACCTTTGCCTCGACTTCTTCTATGTCAATCTCTAACGTGACAGCCACCTTGACGCACTTTCCGTCCTTCTTCTCGTAGCCGGGGTCACAGGAACTTGTCTTCTTGTGATGATAGGAAGCCTCTTCCTCTTCCTTGTTCTTCTTCATGTAGTAACTCTCGACCTCGACATCCTTGCCCTTGTTCTTGCTCATGTATTCCTCATGAGTCTTGCATGGCATGAAGACGGTCTTGCCGTTTTCATCATGTTGGTGTATCTCATCACAACCCATCTTCTTTGCCTCTTCCATAGCCTCACCGGGGTTGTCATAGACACCACGCCTCAACATATCAGCACGTACATCGGAAGCGCATACGCATTCTCCCTCACAATCACATTCATCAGCACATCCACATCCACATGGTTCTTCCATTGCTTCCACCTTATTTCCGCCGCGCCATTGTCTACATGACCAATACCTAGCCTTATGCTTCGGGCCGGGGCTGTCACAGTTATGACGGGAACGAAAGTTCTTTCTTCTCTGAGGGTCGTCGCGCTTTATCTCCATGTTGGGGTCGCCAAACCTCACCAAAACAACATTGCCGCTGTCATTTTTAGTATATACTCCAAATTTCTTATTAGCACCGGGAGTGCGGAAAGGCTTGTTAAGTGTAACATTACGACCTTGATACTCTGCTGCGGTGACATCCGTGTCACCCCAATCCTCGTATGCAACTTGCTCTCCACCGCAACCGCATCCGCACGACATGAAGACCAAAGAAAAATAGTGACTTATTAATCCTTCTTACCGCTACCCTTCTTTGGGTGTCCTCTCGGCAAAAGGTCGTTATCTTGAACGTATTTGGGGTTGGATGGCCTACCTGAGCGCACAAGTTTGAGGAATGCGTTGACCCTCGCCATCGACCATGCGGCCCTGCTGATTCCGGGCCTGTGGGAAGTGGAGTATGCGCCCGCACCTCTCCTGTAAACCGCTTTGAGCATACCGAGTGTGACCTTGCGACCTGACTTCTCGTTATGTGCTTTTACCTTATTCTTAAGCGAGGTAGTGACACTCTCGGAGAAAGTCACCTTACCACCGGGCTTGGCAGAACCCGGCTTGTTCTTGGGACTACCCTTGATTCTGTCTTTCTTGGGCGCAGGGGTTGACCTCTCATCAGCCGTCTTGTCTGCGTAACTCAAGCAGACTGCGTACCTTTGCTCACGCTCAGGGAACTCACGGTTCATCTTCGTGTCGGCCATGCACCTGTTGATGAAGGCGGCTCGGTTCTCATCAGGTCTTCTCGTAGGCAATCACTTCACCATCCAATCTTCGGGGTCAGGGAAGTTGTCGAAGGCGTCATTGGCGTTGTCGTGGTTCTGCGGCAAGTCTCTTAGAGTCTGCCTGAAGGTGTTAAGTGCTGTCTGCTGCTCGCTTGTCAACTGCGCCCACCTGTCGGATAGATACCATGTGTCAGTCTTCTTTAACAAGTATATTCTTTCCGGTAGTATCTCAGACCAAGTTGCATCGAATGTGCTTTCCACCCATGAGCCGTCAGCC